GATTTGGAAAAGGCAATCTTCTTGAAGATTGAAGGTCTGGCCTGCTCCCCGCTCACCCATTCCTGAATGTCAGCAACCGCCCCGGCCCATTTACCGAGTTGCCCAAAGACATCCTCGGCTTCTCGGCCGATCTCAACCGCTTTCTTAATCCCATTGAATACAGCAGTAGCGGTTGCAAGGGCGGTTACCGGATCAATCATTCCACGGCGGTGCGAGCGAAACCGTTACCGGGTGCTTTTGGAGTTCCAGTTGGGCTTCAACTGCCGCTTCTGTGGCGCTCTTATCTACCCCATTCGCCCAGATCCAGCCGAGGACTTCTGCCTGCGTGAGTTGGTCGTAGGGGACAAAGCTCGCCGGGTTCGGGCCGGGAACCGAGCAGGTTGAGTAGACAGAGGCAGAGTAGGTCTTGTCACCATCTACTTCGGTCTTGGAAACGCGCCAGTGGCATTGATAGACAACATCGCTCAATCCATCTTCTTGGACTTTGCAATCAAGGTTCGTCACCGCCCACACAAATTCTTGACTCATAACAACTCCTTAAATTGCGGCGTGTTCGCCGTGGTATAACCGTCTTGATTCGTCTGCTACTAAACAAGCCAACTCAAAATCGTTAAACAAACCTAAGTGCTTGTAACGATTTTTTAAGTGTAGGTAAACCTGCCATTTTTTTGATACCTTGCTCCAAGCAACCCCTCGGTGACCTGAGGAGTTATCAGATCTGAGTTTAGAATTGCAAGCATTTAAACTTTTGTTAGACGCCCGCAGGTTTTCTATACGATTGTTAGATGTGTTTCTATCAATATGGTCTACGATTTCAGGGATATAACCATGGTGCATTAAAAACACAATTTGATGAATGTAATATGTTTCTTTATTGAAAGTAACCTTCTTATACCCCTGCGTACTATTAAACCCGGCGATTGTACTTTTCTTTAATTTCCTGCTTGTTTTGGGCGGCTCCTTCCAATACAACATCCCATCTCTGTACTCAAACAGCCTTAGCACTTCTTCTTGCGTTGCGTTACGCATCTCAGGCTCCTTTGAGTGCGGCCACTTCGGCCTCTAGGGTTTCAATACGGGCCATTGCTTCTTGCAGGGCTTTGATGGCTGCGTGATACATATCGGTCGTGTAAATCGTCTTGTACGGCGTTTCGCCTTCAGGTTGCTCCCCAAACCCATCATTGCTAACAAACTCAGGCGCAACAGACTCAACCTGTTGGGCGATTACACCGATATTTGCAATGTCGTCGGTCTGATCTTTGTACTTGAACGATACGATCTCAAGCGACTTAATCTTGTCCCAATACGAAGCAACGGGGGCAATATCCGTTTTGAGCCGAGCGTCTGACAGGTTGACATCGTTTGCTTGGTAGTTGGCAAGACCGCCGTTGGAGCGGATAGTGGCCCGCTCACCGCCAGTGTCAGAACAAGCTAAAAAATAACTTGTTGCATCATTCGGTGCTTGCCCAGAAAAATAAATCAAAGGTCCATATAAAGTCCCAGTCGTGGCGCTGCAAGTTACCTGCAATCCATTGTTATTAGCGGTTTGATAAAACTCATGGAACGCCCCAGTGCTGTTAACGTACGTCCCCGTATTACTCGCCTTAAAGTACCCACCGCTGGTGATACGGGCGCGTTCGGCAAGCCCACTTCCGCCATTAACATTGACGATAAATCCGCTGCTATTTCCGAGCAACTGTACTTGTCGCGTCGATTGACTGGTCTGGAACTCAAGAGCGCCGCCTGTGGTTCCAGAAATTTCAAGACCAGCATAGGTTGATGCAGTTGCGGCAAGGCTGATTGCTTTTCCGTAAGAGCCAACATTTCCACTTGTCGTCCCAACCAACAAATCCCCACCGCTGGTGATGCGCATGCGTTCGGTGCCGTCAGCTGCGGTATTTCTTGATGACCAAAACGCAAAAGCGTTCTCACCGGCTGGCTGACCAACTGCCCAATTATCAATTGCGCTCTGCGTGAATTGAATCTGCGCTCCAGTTTGACCAGAAGTCGCGATATTGTAGATATGAGCAAGAATTCCGCGAGTAGGATTATTTTTAACAATACTCAACCGAATACCGTTAGTATTAGTGTCACCAATAATCAAATCCCCACTAGCATCCAGCGTCATTGCTTGGGTGGTGCCGTCGGGCTTCCATTGAAACTCGCCGGTAGAGGTGATACGGGCGCGTTCTATGACTGCTGAACTGCCAGCCGTTGTGCCGAACAAAAGCGCACCGTTCCAAGTGTTAGTTGCGCCTTCTTTAATGCCTTGAATCTTGGCGAACACATACGGGCTTGTGCCACCAGTGCCGTTGTTGCCGCCAAAACCAATAGCACCACCTGCGCCGACAGTGGCTGTATCAGAGGTATAGACGTTTAAGTTGCCATAAGTGTCAAAAACTTTATTAGCGTCTGTAACTTGCAACTTGCTTACTGGCGCATTCGTCCCAATCCCGAGGTTGCCGCTGGAGTCGAGACGCATCCGTTCAAGGTTGTTTGTTTGGTCATAAAACCGCAACGAACCGTTTAGGCCTGAAGTTGTATTTCCTGTTTGGATATACCATTGTGATGCGCCAGTTCCGCTTGTTCTTAAATCAAATCGTGCTGCGCTGCTACCAGAAGACCTGTCGTAAACAGCCGCTTGCGTATCACCGCTTGTCGTGGAAACATCCAACTTATAAGCAGGCGCATTTGTCCCAATCCCTACCCCAGTAGAAGTAGTCACCAGCGTATCAACAGGCGTAGAGCCGTTAAAACTGATTGCTTGCGTTGACCCTGCTGTACCAGCACCTACTATGTTTAGTGTGCCGGTAGAGGTGAGACGCATAAACTCAGATTTTGCGGAGTTTGCCCCTGTCGTTGCCCCGCCAATCATCTTGCCAAAAGTTAAATCTGCGGCAATCGCTGAGATAACTTGTGAAGCAATGTAGTGACCAGCTTGTTGGTTAACATTGTTCAGGTTGGCTTGCAACAGAAAATTCGCAGAACCGGTTGTGGCCCCATAATTACCAGTCATGCCAAACCAATTGTCTGTGTTGGCTACGGCCTGCATCTGGAAAAACACATTTCCAGCCGGTTGTGGGTAGGTATTTGTCGTATGACCAGTCCACTGCGTGCCATATTTAAGTACGCTTAACCCGTTGACAGGCGCACTCGTGCCAATCCCAACATTCCCCAACACTGCTAGGCCGGAATCTCCAACGCTGGTCAGGGTGGAGTAGCCAATTCCTAGAGCGCCAACGCCGCCAACAGCGGAACCGAGGCGCATTTTTTCGGAGTCGGAAACGCCAAAAATAACCGGAGCGGCGTCAATCGTATAAATACGAAGACCATTAGAATTCCCCGCAGTAAACAACCCTGCTGAACTTGCAATACGCAAACCAGATGTGGTAAATGATGGACTGTATTGCGCCATCGACAAATATTGAGCAAAATCTCCATAAGAAACAGACCACGATGATTGTGAGGCTGTTCCGTTGTTATCGTTCCTGATACGAGCCTGAGATGCTGCGTTTTGATCGTTTTGAATATCTAGTAGCCGACTAGCGGCTGCAACGCCAATCCCAAGACCGTTTGCGTTGTAAGTCAGCGCCGTTCCAGTAGTAGCAACCTTAGATGCGTTGAGATAGACAACACCGTTAGCAGTACCAGCATTCAGGATCGGGTTTGCAGAGAACGTAGCTACGCCCGTTGAATCGGCCAGCGTGATTGAAGCCGTACCATCCTTGGCCTTGATGTTCGTGACTTCGAGGTTGGTCAGGTCAAGAGTGGTGACGTTGACGGTTCCATTGAAGGTTGTGGTCGTTCCGTTGCTAGATCCAATCGTGATTGTCGTTGTAGAACCGCTTACTCCACCTGTACCGATGTTGATCGTCTTGGTGGTGGCGTTTTCCGTGGCTCCAGTACCGATGTTTAGGGTATGAGCCTTAGTGGACTGATCGAGCGTGATATTCCCAGTCTGGGAAGCTCCACCTACAGTAAAGGTTCCCGAGGTCTGAGACGTTCCCAGAGCAATATTTTGAGTCGTGGCAGACATCTCCACAGCCGTGGTCATCGTCGTGATGCCCGTGCCGTTGGTCGAAATAGTAATGTTGCCGTTTGCGCCGTCAGCGATAGTAATGGAACCGGAGTTGGTCCCAGCGTTTGTATTAAGAATCAGGTCGCCAGTACCGTTCGTGGTCAACGTAGCGTTGGCATTGGAGTCCCCGATTCGGACGGTATCCGCATCGAGATAAACATCTCCCGTACCGTTAGTTGCTACCGTAATGTTGCCGTTTGCACCGTCTTCGATGGTGATAGAACCAGAGTTCGTTCCTGAGTTGGTGTTCAGAATCAGGTCGCCAGCACCATTAGAAGTAATAGTGACGTTCGTCCCCGAGTCCCCCACCCTGATAGTGTCTGCGTCTAACTGCACGTCGCCAGTACCGTTGGGGGCCAGCGTAATGTTGCCGTTTGTGTCCGTTGACGAAATGGTGTTGCCAGAAATCGTGATGTTCGCTGCAATAACCGAAGTTTCGCAGTACAGGGTCCGCCAGCTCTTAGCAGTTGAGCCCAGATCCCGGGCGTTGTCCGTAGAAGGAAGAAGATCCGTATTGAACTGGGCAGTAGCGGTGATGGTGTCCGTTGCCGCGTCGCCCAGCGTCGTGTTTCCATCGACCGTCAGGTTTCCAGAAATGTGCCCGTTTACGATGGTCGTTACGCAGGCGCTGACATTAGTGCCATCGCAGAACAAGAAAGCCGTATCCCCGGCAGGTACAGCTACGCCAGTACCACCGGAAGTTTTAAGAGTAACCGCGTAAGCTGAACCATTCTTAACGACATACAATTTAGACGCTGCTGGGCAGATGACCTCCCCGGCGGCGGTAAGGGCAGTACCCCCAGACCCGGTAGCCAACACAAGCATTGCACAGCGAGCTTCTGAACTCGTGCCGTTAGCGGTAGTAAGAGTATGAGCGTTGGTAGTCCACGTATTGATCGTGGCAAGCCCCGCTACCGCCTGCTCAACCATAGAGGTGATGTTGTCGTTAACAACATCCCCCCACGTACCGGACAGTTCACCGGTGACCGGCAGAGCAAGTTTGAGGATGGGAGTGTATTGGGTTGTCATGGATCATCTCCGTCATATGGCAACTTGTTGCCAGCCCGCTGTTTGCGTATCACTCACCCCAGCCCATGAAGCTGATTGAGTATCGACCACATTCTGCCAGTTTGCAGACTGTGCGTCATTAACATTTAGCCAGCCCGCTGTTTGGGCATCCGAAATGCCCGTCCAGTTTGCGTTTTGGTTGTCATCAATCTGACCCCAGACGTTGACTTGCCCAATGAAGCCAGTACCCACCACACCAATTGGGAAGGCAGTCGCCCCGCCCGTAGCCACCACGGTACCCACAGCGCCTGTGGCAGTAAGTCCAGTGACAGGTACGTTGGCGTCTGCGGCAACGACAACCGTGCCCAAAGCGCCTGTAGCTTCAACCCCCGTGACCTGCACGATGGCGTCGGCTTGGACAACAACTGTTCCAACCTGTCCAACGGCTTGGACCCCCGAGGGATAGACATTGGCGTCTGCGGCAACGACGACGGTTCCGACTTCACCTGTTGCCTCAACACCGGTAACTGGAACGTTAGCATCGGCAGTAACGACAACCGTCCCAACGGCTCCAATTGCTTCGACGCCCGTGGGGTAAACGTTTGCATCTGCAACGACAACAACGGTGCCAACTGCACCGGTTGCTTCAAGCCCAGACGGATAGACGTTTGCATCAGCAGATACCGTAACTGTACCGGTCTCGCCGGTACCGGTGACATTCGTATGCCCGACGCCCCACCCTTGGTCGCCCCAAGCGACACCTGAAGCGCCCCAACCTTCAAAGGCTACCGTTGCATCGGCCACCTAATCACCATCACGCAATACGCAAAATTGCGTTTGTTGCGTCTGCGGTCGGAAACTGGATGGTGAAATTGCCAGCGGTGGAGGTCTTGTCACCCCCGAAATCCAGCACGGCCACCGCAGGGTTCGTACCCCCGTTAGCCAGATAGATCAGAGCGCCCCGCGCAGTGATCGTTGATGCCGCCCACGTGACATCCGAGAAATCCAAGAACGCCGTGGTGCCGCTGGAAGTGGGCACTTGGCTGATTGTCAGCACTTCTCCCCCTGCGGTGTACCCGGGACCAGACACTTCATTCGTAACACTGTACGCGGTCGTGGAGGCTCCAAGCGTAGCCGCAGAGGTATACAGAGCGATTTTGAACGTCTGCGTAGTGCCGGAACCAAAGTCAAAATCCGCAGCGAGGATTCCAACTTTGAACGACGTGCACATAGCTTGAGAGATAGCCATTTAGAACTCCTTAACTGACAGGAATACGAACTTGCCCAGAGCGATACGCATCCTGTCGAAGTTTACCGTCGCCCAGATTTTTCAGCAGCCCAATTGCTTGTACGTACAGCCGCTCATAGAGCCCCACCATGTCTTGTTCGCCCTTCATGAATCGGATTGCTTCAATCAACGCACCGTTCAATAGCGCGGAATCAAACTCATCACCCAACCACGTTGTGCCTGCTGTGACAATTGACTCAGGGTAGTACCCATAGTGCAACTCAGTGCTGTACGCCACTCCGGGGGTTGGACCAAGAATGAACGCAGAGTCATCGAAGTTTGCGTAGTGACGGGGCCGTCCGTAGTAGAACGCGTTATTGATGGGGTACGCCTCGCGGATGAAGTTCACATCCTTATTCAAGAGGTAGTGGTACTCACCACTAGGCTCGATGACAGCCAGCGAATAGCAGTACAAGAAATCTGAGGGGATCTGCAAGTACGGGTTACCAATAGACATCGTGCCAGTCACGTTCTTGCGAAGCGCCGGGATCTGCACCGTGTTGTAAATCTTCTGTTCAGCCTGTTCGGTGAACATGTCAAGTTGGGCATCCGAGAATTCGTTCTCACAGATGTCCTTGATGTTGATTTTCAACTCGGTGTAGTTCATGTCAACCTCACGCCATGGGGCCTCGGCACATGACACCTTTCGTCGCCGCGCCCGCACCGCGCATGCGAATGCCACTTGTTTTGACGGGTTCGTAAGGGTCTACGCGCTTGTTGCCAATAACCGTCTTGGTGTCTTTTGCGTCCTGCTTGGGCGAAACAACGCCAGCCTCAGCCATCTTGAACGGCTTAATTTTTCCAGACATGTCAACCTCCGCGCTTTTGCGCCGCGACTTTAGCAAGCCCACGACCCATAGACTTCATGTTTTCGTTGGTCTTGCCCGGGTTACCTTTGGTCGGACCTTTTTGGACCGGTGCAGTTGCGCCGCTCGGTTTTTGTGCCATGATCAACTCCTACGATGTAGATACTGTGACTGTACCAACTTGTCCTTGGGCCACCAAGTTATTTGGTGTGAGCCCCGCATCATAACTGCGAGAGCCCCCTACCGGGTTCCAGCCCCACTGAATGTTTCGACTCCCTTCACCAATCGAACCATTTGCCAAGACTCCTGATTGAACGTATGTGTTGTCAGGACGTGGGTTACGAAGGGCTTGCGGATCGTCAACCGGGTACATCCCAAGCTGTAACTGCGGTTGATCAGGTTCCCAGCATTCTGTGCACACCAACAAATTGATCTGCTTGGTTTTGATGACCAACGTACGCAACTCGCGTAGTCGGAATCGGAATCCGCAACGATCACAGATTGCAATTGCAATCCTATTGGATGCGTACCGATTAGACATCAGCCACCACCAATATAGGAGCGGCGCGGAACAAATCTGACCGCCGCTTTTTCCCTATCTTCCCCCGCCGCAAGATCAAACTGTTCATCGTACGCTTGCTTGAGCATTGGAATACGATCTACAAGCTCGGGCACTTTCATAGCAATGTGGTACGCCAGCCCCGCTGTCAGCGCGGGCAAGAATCGGAAGTTGGCATCAGGGGTCTGAATACCCGAGCCCGCATCTTCAATCCGACGCATGCGCCAGTATCTGAAAATGTAGTAAGGACTTACTAACGTACCCTGATCAGGCACCGGCCAAACAACAATCTTTGGATTGTCGCGCAGGCGGCGCACCCACACTTGAATGGGCCGCGCTTGCTGTAGCTTGTTTGGAATAGTGGCGTACGTTGATACGCTGATGCGAGTGATTGCCAGATCAGCTTGCGTTGAAACGTTTCCTGCACCAGTGCGGATTACGTGATCCAGAAGATCAATCGTGTCCGCAGGAAGATCGTACTCTGCGGTGCCTTGTACAAGATTGACGGAACCTTCGTCAATCGTCCACATGTTGATGCCACGGTTCTGCCACTCGATGGTCATCAAGTTCATAGACCTGCGGGCAGTACGCAGGTCATAGCCTGAGCGCATCTCACGCCCAGCGCGCTCCCACGCCTCTTCAGCAATTTCCGTGAACTCTAAGTTGAAGGCTGTGGTGCCGGAGGTGGTCATCTAAATCTCGCAGTCTTCTGGGCTATGCCTTTAGGTTGAGCTACAAACTGCTTACCCTTTGCTTTTCCGGCTCGTTTTGCCTTGGTCGTTGCCGCGTACTCAGCGGGGCTCAAGGATTTAATCGCTGCCTCTGGGAGATACCGCTCACCCGTCTTGGAGGAGGGCTTTCCGCTTTTGGTCCGCCAACGTTGGCTACCCCAATCTTTGAGCGACTGTTGCGGAGCTTTAGTCACGATAGCCGCCACCTTTGGCTTTATATTGTTTTGCTAGCAGTTGTGCTTTTCTCGCGCTCCACTGCCCTGCGCCAGTACCTTGCGTTGCTTGAGCCTTGATCTTGTTGAACAAGGCTTTACGCATCCCGGGTTTGGTGTAGTTGCCAGCTTCGTTAACCTTGGACTTTACTTCGCCGCCTTCTGCATACTCGTAGAAAGCGGTGTCATCCCGCCGTTGCTTGCGCTTCGGCTTAGGCATCTTGCTGGGGCTGATAGCCCCCATTCCGCGAGAAGCCATCATAATGATCTCCTAGATCATACGGCCTTTAGTCTTGCCCCGCTGGGCGCAGCCATCCGCACGTTTAGATGCAGAGCCACCTGAAGCGTAGCCAACCTTGCCGCCTTTCTTCATGGCGGGCATCCCCGGGGCTCCGGGCGGAGGCGTTACATCACCGGCACCGGCTTCGGGCGGTAGCGGCGGTACACGCCGACGTGGCATCGGACGTTTTGGTGCTACGCCCCGTTTCGCGGCCATGGGGGGCATCGAGCGGTTCATCATGTCATCCATGTCAGCAGCTCCCACCTTTACGATACATACCACCACCGGCCATCTTCACTTGCATGGCTTTGGTTTTACCTTTAGAGGCAACACCATCAGCAGCACGGCGGAACACTGCACCACCACCCTTCATGCCCGCGTGTGCTTTTGAAGCAGGGGCACCTGCGTGGGCTTTCAAAGAGGTGGCAATACCACCCTTCTTCATGCCTTTGGCTTCCGCCATCTCATGCTTGATCATGGACTTGGGAGCGCCCTTCTTTTTCATGAAGGCCACCTCTTTACCCATCATAGCCTTGGACTCTTTCATGTCACCACCTTGGTTGAATTTACGGCCTTTATCGGCCTGTATGAATTCCTTGCCAACCTTTTGCGGGATGCCAAGGCGTTTAGAAGCTGCGGGGTCATTGGCGACCATCGCCATCAGGTTGTGCTGAGCTTTGGTCTTGCTTGGCA